TTGCCGCTCCTGTTGCCGCGGCTACTCCTTTCATGGCTTTTGTATAACCGGAAGCGTCAGCGGAGACGATTGCGTTAACCGCCGTTTTACCTGCGCCCATAACCATATTCATCGTCTCCTATTTTTCGCCAAATTGCTTCTCGCCTTCGCCATCTGCGATTGCTTACGAGACGATTCATTTGCGCGACGGTTTTTCTCACTATGGGCTGATATGTACCAAAGTGTATCTTCTGACGACATTTCTCTCCACTGTTGAGGCGTACAACCTATTTCGGTCAATAGCCCATAGAGGAACTGCCCGCCGTCTGATTCGGCGTCAAGTTTCAGTTTCCCAAAACGCCTTCACCGTCCAAGTTTCCGACGGTTTCAGTTATTCTCGACGCTAGTTCTGAAAGTAATTGTAAAGGTAATTTTTGAAACTCTGACCATTTCAAAGTCTCATCGCATTTTGCTAACATTTCATAGATAGTTTTCAAGCCCATATATTCTTGCCTATCACTAATGTTCATGTTTGATATGGCAGGGTCTTTCTTCATTATTTGAAACTCGGCGGCGCTAAGTGTCTTCACCTGTAGTTCATCGACTTCTAAACCTAAATCGGCTACATTCACTGTTATTGGGTTCGAAGCCCTCTCGAGCGCAGAGTTTAACCATCCTGTCATTTTTCATCACCTTAGTTTAATCAATCTCTCAAGATTGATAGTCCTTCGAAAGACGCATTAATCATCAATGCTCCTTCTGCGCCTGCTTCCAAGCCTTCAATTGCTAAATCTGTAATAACACACCCGGAGACTGTGTATGTATGAGCGCCGCCGCTAGATGGATTATCTGCGTCAAATGCTATGACAAGTTCGGTGTCTCCGTAAAACCAATCCCATAGGGTGTCATCTGCTAGACCCCATGCTTTCGTCAGAGTACCGCTAACTGATTGTAATCCTCGTGTATTCGCTGTCGGCAAGTTTGAACCGAGAGTAATGTATTTTCCTGTCGCTCTTGCTACTGTAAAATCACCCGAAACGAAACCGACTATTGTTCCACTCACTGTTATTTGTCCTGTGATTCCTGTAAACGCATGAACCGCCATATTATTCCGAGGATGATTCGGGGTTTATGAGGGAATCGCTTACTGTAGGTTTGCGATTGCTGTTGGTGTGAAGTGGTAATCTCTCTCTGTACCCATGAAGCGTCCGTGTGTTGACCACATTTCTGAAAGGCTCATGTAAGTCCATCCGTCTTCTTGAACACCGCTGATATATCCGAAGAATGTATCTTCTCCGTCGAACTCTGTTGCTACGAAGGAAGCACTGCTTCCCCAAAAGTATCGTACTTGTCCGATTGCTTCTGTTCCCGCTCCGTCTGTTGAGTATAGAGTAGGTAGTCTGTTTCTGTTTTCTTGTGTAAGCGCCATCTGTCTTGCCATGTTCTTCCGTGAGGCTTTTCAGGTATAAAGGTTTCTATCTATCAATGTCTTAATCTCTCAATGAAAACCTTTATTAATGAAAGTCCACTCGCTTAGATTGGAAGTAGAAGAAATCCGGGGTAAAGAGACAGAAGACGGTGTGTGTGAAGACGAAAGTCCACTCCTGTAATACCCGCAATCGTTCCCCCGGCTTCTATAACCTCACTAAATAACCTCAAACTTGCTCGATTCATTCGTGCCATACAAGGACGCTGATAAGCGACGGGCGTATAATCGCCGTTATCAGAAGGTCTATTATGCTAATAACGCAAAGAAACGCAAAACAGAAGTTGCGTTGCGTCGTAAGAATATTCGACGTTGGTATGATGAAATCAGAAGAGAATCAAATTGTTCGGAATGTGGATTGAGCGGCGAAACTTGTCCTTGGCTTTTGGAATATCATCATCGTGTTGCCGGAACTAAAACTGCCGGCGTTTCGCACTTGGTAAGTAATGGATATTCAAGAAAAAGAATCGAGGAAGAGATGGCGAAGTGCGACATCCTCTGTTCAAATTGTCATCGGATTCATCACTACGAACAGAAACTTGTCGGCAAGGGTCCGAAACAGGATGGGGGAAAGGAAACTATTGACCTCGATAGCATTGATGACCCGCTCCGAGTAAACGCAATCAAATCTCGTCGCAAGTCTCAAAAGAAAAACAGACAAAGAGTTCGAGAGAAAAGAAAAGCGGAATTGAAAGACAAACAAAATATGCCCGGTCCTTCCATTGATGAATCATAACTGTTATAGTAGTGGCTTTTAACCGAATGACATGGTAAGAATCCTATGGGGAAGCGAGCAACCTACAAGACCAACAGGATATGGTATTGTCAGTCGAAACTTGATTAAAAGATTAGTAGCCAAAGGACATGAAGTTTTTGTCATGGGTTGGGATTACAATGGTGAGGACTTTCTTCACCCCGAAGGATGGACTATGGTTCACGCAGGCATCTCCGGTTATGGGTCTGAAAACCTAGGCGGACCGAATAGCCCAACAGTTCTCGAGGCTACAATAAAGAAACTTGATATTGATATTTACATTTCTTTAATTGACCCTTGGTATATTGGTCATGCAGTAATGTCAACAAACAAAATGTCAATCCCTTATATTGCTTATCTTCCAATAGACGGATTTCCAATATCTCCGGCTTGGAAGGATATTCTGAAAATGGTTCATACTCCAATGTGGATGAGCAAGTTTGGAAAAAGAACTTTCACCGAGTTTGTAAAAGATTATTCATCCGAAGGAACAGTTCCGGTTGAAAACAGAGATGGAATCCTCGACCGTTATCTTACAGAAGATACGCCGGTTTTATATCACGGTGTCGAACTTGATATTTTCAAACCAATCACCGATGAGGAAAAAGCGGAACTAAAAGAGAAGATGGGAATTAAGTGGGATTTCGTGTTTATGAGTGTGGCAAGAAATACAAATCGGAAGCAAATACCCCGGTTGTTAGAGGCATTTTCACAATTTATTCATTACAATCCCGATGTTCCCGAAAGTGTCGGCTTGGTTCTACACTGTGGCGACCCGACAGATACGTTCGGAATGGGCGGTTGGAATCTTCCGGCTCTTATCGCTCAATACAACTTAGGCGATTACGTCGCTTTCTCTGATACAAGTTCGAATCCACTTTCGGGATTGACAACAGTAGAGATGGCGAGATTGTTCCAATCATGTGATGTTCATATCATGGCTACAGGCGGAGAAGGTTTTGGTATTCCATCAGCAGAAGCCATGGCCTGCGGAAAGCCAATCATTCTTCCCGATAACTCAACAGGTCCGGAACTTGTCGGCTACGGACCTCAACGACGCGGTTGGATTGCTAAGTCCTCTACTCACATTACAGGACCTCAATGGGGAGTCAATATGACATTAGTCGATATTGAAGACCTCGCTTGGAAAATGCGAACGGCTTACGAACAAGATGAAGAAAGAAAAGAGTTCGGAGAGAACGCGAGAAAGTTTGCCGAGAAGAACTTCAATTGGGATGTTCTAACTGACCAATTAGAAAAGCAGATATTGAAGACTGCAATTGAAATACATCCGCTAGGCGGAATGTCAAGGGTGATATAATATGGAGCAACGAGAAATTAAGAGAGTATCAAAGCCAACAAAATTATGCGGAGAACCATGCAAGACTCACGGTCGTCCCTGCATAATCGGAATGGGATATGGAGACGGAAGACAAGAAGCGCTTGAAAGAGCATTATTCGTCGAAGGTGTCAAGCAAAAGTTCTCACATACCAAGGACTCAACGCATTATTGTGATATTTGTATGAGAGAACGTCGTGAGGGACGTCATCCGGGTTATTACAAATATGACCCAATTACTCAACAAGTTTTACCCGGCGCTGTCATAACTAAGAGACTAAAGCAAGAAACAAAGAAAATGGCGAGACGAAAAGACATAGCCGATGGTAAAAGAAAGGCTTTCGGAAATCGCTCCAAAAAGAAGAAGTGAGTGAATGGTAGGACCGACCGGGATTTGGAATGTCGAAGAAGCGGATGGTCAGCATGGTTCTGACCCCGACCTTATGAAAAACTTGTGGAAATATTTTCCAATGGACGAACCAATCTATGACTTCGGTTGCGGACCGGGAGATTATTGCGTATCACTTTCGACGCAAGGTTTCGAAGTTGAAGGATTCGAAGGAACGCCATTACAAAATCTAGCAAGATTTCATCCGATTCATCAAGTTGATTTGGCCGAAGAGTTGGGCGAACTTGACAGTGCGAACATACTCTGTTTGGAAGTTGGCGAACATATTCCACTCAATAGGCAACAAGATTTGCTACACAACATCCGTAAAACTTGTTTGAACAGAGCAATTGTATCTTGGGCAATTCCGGGACAGGGCGGATATTATCATGTGAACGAACAACCGAACGAAGTGATAATCGCGGAGATGGCGAGACGAGGATTCAGTTTGCATCTCGCAGATACATTACAAATTAGAAAAGACTCAAGTTTTTGGTGGTTCAAAAACACGTTGATGGTCTTTGATAGAATTAGTTTGTAGGAAGACGGAGCGTGAATAGCGCCATCCATGTCCCTTTCATGCGAGTATTTTTCAACAGCGTCTAGTAAAGGGCGCGTCCGGGTCGATGTCGTGTCGCGTCTTCCTACAAACTAATGAGGCAGGCTTTCAGTTATAAACCTTTTCATTGAGGCTTACTGACATTGATACACCGAAACATTCATAAGGGGTGAGCCTCTCGCTTAGTTTGTAGGAACTTAGTTCCTATGTCGCCCCTTATCCTATGGTGTCCGGGCGGCGGGAATGTGAAGGTATCTCATAACGTGTTTGAGAGTATTGCTAAAAACTATCGGAACTTGTTTGGGTAGTAAAAAGTAGTTCATCAAGAGAACAAAATGAGACTAAGGTGTGGAGTTAGTTATTCCAACGTCGGTGCATAGTTCGAAATATGTCCTAATCCGTTCAGCCTTCTAAGGTCATTCCCAAAACTACCATCTTCTATTACCTTGGAGAAACCAATCGGTAATCAATCCAATCCAAACAACAAACTCGAAGAGGCAAATTAATTCCCATGCGGGATTCATGCCTAATCACTTGTTCTTGTATTCTTCGGAGTTTAGTAAGTCTTGTAAAACATCTGCACGAGTTTGAGTTTTGTGCATATCAAGAACAGATGTGTAATGACGAAGACCGCCTAGGTCAACTTCCCTTCCTAGAACTTTCATGTAAAGTCCTTTCAAGAAAGCGTCGGAATCTCCGGCGGTTAAATCGAATCCCTTCCATGATAGAACTTCTTCGCTTGCTTCCTCTTCTGCGACTTCTTCGACAACTTCCTCGACAACTTCCTCGGCTACTTCTTCAACGTTTTCTTCAACCACTTCTTCCTCTTCTGCATCGTCCCATGATAGGACAGCATCGAGCCTTTCAGCCAATTCTGCTTTAGTTCCTGTTGTATCTAATCCGTTCTCTTCTGCGAGAGCGACGAGTTCTGCTTTCTTCAAATCTATGAGAGCCATGTACTTCCGGGGTTATTGGGGGCTTTTAACCGTGTTCATTCATTCCAACGTACTGCGACTGTTATATCATATCTGAATCCGTTGCATTTGTCATGTTTCCCATCGGGTCCACATTCCGGAGCGAATAAAGTAATCATCTCACCTGCCGCGGCTTTTTGTATTCTAATCCAATGATAATCTGTCCCTGCTACACCTGTGAGCGCTCCACCTGCTTGTGGGCTTGAGAGTGTTTCATTATTCAGAATAGCCACGGTGTTGCGGAACAAACCATGAGCCGATTCCCGGTCGGGGTGAGTTAGAGTGATTTGATAGTACGCTGTCGAAATCTTGCCTGCTGTCAAACTTGCTCCACCTGTCAAAGTCGATGCTTGAGTTTCAGAATAAATAGGAACTATGCAAACTTGAAATGTTTTTGCTTTTTTGTATTCCAACCAATCATTGTTGACAGAGACATTCCATGTTCCCGGACTCGGACTTGTTAGATTTGTCAGAATAAATTGTTTGATTGCATACCAAACAGAGTTTGCCGGAACACCTGCGTCAGTTATCGCCATGCTATTGACCTCAATAGTTCCCCTTCAAACCGAACGTCGCAACTCCAACAAGTTTTTGCTTTTTCAATTCGTTCAAAAACCAATCAAGTTCTTTGTTCGTATTATCTTCTAATCTGTACCACATATCCTTGACTCTATCCATACAATTTTCATCATTCAAAGCGGCTCGTGCGGCGTTTCGACAAACCATCAAAATTGTAGCCATCTTCACCATAGCCGGAACTTCTGTATTCCCACTAACATAACTGACTTTCAATAGATTCTTGACTCTCTCTCCTAGGTACGAATTGAATCTGATAATCCCTGCTTCGGGATTATGTAGCCAATAATCATCAGTGTCTCTGTTTCTTCCCTGTACTAATGTGTAAGAAACTGAACCCGACCCATCATATTCCTCAATCTTGGTTATGCTTGCTACAGGACGAAGACCCAAAACTGCGTGTTCACCGAACACTGTGGAATCAATCCACTCTTCAACACTGACCGTTGAGGCTTGTTGAGTTCCGAGATATGCGTCAATAACTCGAGACGCATTGGAAATCATTGTAGCAATTTGTGAGTCAGTAGGTCCTATCCCTTCTGAAAAGTCAACACCTGCATAAGTTTCGACGTCTGCTAATGTGCAATAGTCTAGGGCAGTATCAGTCGCTTGACCAATAATTAATGGCCCAAAGAAATAACCGGATGAAGGCATGGTCTGACCTCACCCTTTACGGTTTATCAGCGATGCTAACAAGACCGAGAAGGTAATGGGGGATTGCTCCCCACATTATCCTACTCAAACTGTTGCTATTCCAATCAATTTACAGACTGCATCAGTGTATCTTACACCGAAAGCAACGTCTTGTTTTGGTACTAACAAGAATCTGTCTTTTTGTGGTTCGTCATGGAATCCGATACTGAATCTTCTGTCAGCAACGGTTGGGTTTCCAATCAAAGGAGAACGATTTTGTAGTAATAGAGCAACAGTCTTGTTCTGTACTGTTGAACCACCTGTCTCATAATCGCCGGTCCAGTTAAGGTTAGTAGCGATAACACCTGTAGCGAAA